TGAACCTAAAGCAAAGCCAAAACTCGTTAAGAAAACAGAGAAAAAAGAAGAAGACTAGATGGCTGGTACGTTACAAGCACAACACATATTATCCAGGGTGCGTAATACACTTCAGGATAATACTGGTGTGCGTTGGACCGACGGGGAACTATTTGATTATTTAAGTGATGCTCAAAGGGAGATTGCTAATTTTCGCCCAGATTCTACTGCTACACACGCAAATGTACTATTAGCAACTGGCACTGAACAAACAATACCTTCCGATGGCTTACGTTTATTAAATATTGTGCGAAATATGTCTGGTACTGCTAGTGATGCAACGGGTGGTAAAGTTATACGTAGAACTGAATTTGAAGCTATAAATAGTGTAGACCCTGATTGGCATGACCCTACAGCTACGGGTGATGCAGCTCATGGTACAGTAGTTAAACATTTTATGTTTGATCCTAGAGACCCTAGGAAATTTTATGTTTACCCTGGAGTATCTGGTAGTGCTTATATAGAGGTAGTATATTCTAAAAACCCTACTAGTATTGGGTCTAATACTGACTTAATACAAGTAGATGATATTTTTGCAAATGCCCTTATGGATTTTGTAACGTACAAAGCTTATTTAAAAGATGCAGAAGCTGGTGGGGGGTTACAAAAAGCTACCGCCTACTTTAACGCTTTTCAGATGAGTTTAGGTACTGGTTTTGCTCAACAAGAATCAAATGCACCGCAAGCGGAGGCGATGAGAAATAATGGCTAGTTTTGAAAGTTTAATAAAAGATGTATTGCCCTATGTTCCGGGTTGTCCAGATTCTTTAATTAGAAATAACTTACGTTCTGCAACCATAGAGCTTTGTGAAAAAAGTAAAGCTTTTACCTATGACCTAGACCCAATAACTACAATATCAGGCACATATGAGTATGAGTTTGATCAACCCAGTGGTACAGATGTACATCAAATATTGTGGGCTACTTATGACGGGGATGATTTAGACCCTATTAGTCCAAGAAGTTTAGAATTAAATTACCCAGATTGGCGAGATAAGTCTGGAGTACCTGCTGTGTACTTACAAAAAACACCGGATACCTTTTGGTTGGTGCCAGTCCCGAATACAAAAACTGTAAATGGGTTGCTCTTGAACGTAGCCTTAAAACCTACTAGGACTACTAATAGTATAGATACTAATTTTAGTAATGATTATCGAGACGGGATTATATACGGTGCTATTTACAGATTATTAAGAATACCGGGTAAAGAGTGGACTAATCCACAAGCCTCAGCTGATTATTTTAATCTATTTCAAAACCAAATAAATGATGCGGAGTTGAGAGGTAGAGGCGGAAACATTGGTGTAAAAAGAACAGTTAAATATAAAAGTGCAGGTTTATCCCCAAGGAAGAGGTATGGACGATATGGCAAAGAGTTGGACTATTAATGGTAAGGTCTTTGAGTACATTCCTTTAGAGGATGTTAAAGTTGCTTACAACACAATAGAACCGGACCTTAAAAAAGTAGCTCAAAAGTCATACGCGGATTGGATACCCGCCGATGTATATGCAGCATTGCGAAAAGGCAGTTCTGAGTTATACATGGTTTATGAGGATAAATACTATGCAGGTTTTGTTATAGTGTCAGTTTTAGATGATGCTGGAGGAGAGAAAACTTTATTTATTTGGGTTGCATATAGCAGACCCGGGTATAATATAATAAGCGCTGGTGTAGAGTTTTTAGAAGGTCTAATACAAAACACTAGCATAACAGGAATGGAGTTTCATTCCGACCGACCTGGATGGAGTAGGGCGGCTGAAAAGCATGGATTTAAAGCAATAACTACAGTTTATAAAAAAGAGGTATAAATATGGGCAGTGGTCCAAAACAGGCAGATTACCAACCGGGTGAAACTGAAAAAATTCAATCTGCTATAGCAAAAGCTGATCAGGATTACTTTGAAAGCACTTATGACCCGTTATTAAGGGAAATGAGAGATGAAGCTCGTAGCTCTAACAGACAACAAACTCTACGTGGTAGAGCTCAAGCCGATACTATGCAGGCTTTAACTGGGCAACCTCTTGCTCCCGGAGTTACTAGCGCAGTAGACAATGCTGCAAACATGGCCTCTGGAGCTATTGGACAAATGCTTTCTGCAAACGTCACAGCAAAAGGTGTAAAAGACCAAGAAAGTTTAAATGTATTAGGTATTGCTCGTGGACAAGCAGCAGATGCCGGTAGCGCTTTAGCACAGGCCTCTAAATTAGAAAGATCTGAAACACTCGCAAGAGCTGCAGAGAAACAAACAGTAAGAAGAGCAAACAAAGCTGCGCTAGCAAACATAGGTCTCACCGCAGCTAAAACACAAATGAGACAAGTACTAGCAGACGATAAGAAGAACCCTATGGTGGTTGCTTAATATGGCAGTTTCAGACTACAGTTTCCTAAATCCTGGCGGTGAAACGGGAGGAGGGTTTTATGGTTTTACTCCCGCTCCTCCTAGGGCTGCTTTTGACACAACTACTAAAGAAGGACAACAAAATTATTTAAAAAACGAAAGGAGTAAGTTAGGACTTTCCCCTTCTGCTAACCCAGATTTTGATTACGCTGATGTTGCAGTAAGGCAATATGGTAGATATATAAATGATTTTCGTCCTTTTGAAGAAGAGATGTTACGAAGTAGAAAAGACACAAGTCTTGTAGACGCTGTGCCAGAAGATGTAGCGCAGCAAACACAAATTGCAGAAGACGTTGCTAGACGTAATAGAGAAAGGTTGGGTTTTGAAGAAACAGCGGCTTTAGCTCAAGGCAGACAAGCTGCTACGCAAAGAGGGGAAGCTTTAGCACTAACAGGTGGTTTAAATAACGCCCGACTAGCACAGTTAGATGCAAATAATAGAACCTTAGCTAATTTAATAAATATTGGGCAAGGGGTTAACAGGAGCTCTTTAACTGGGTTGGGTACTGCTGCTGCAAATGATGTAAGTAGACAGAATGCCTTTACTCAAGCAAGGGCACAACATGCAGCACAAAATAGACAGATTGGTGGTAGCGTATTAGCTACAGCAGCTATGGCGGCAATTCTGTTTGCATAGGTATAAAGAATGGCGACAGAAAAAGATACTTTTGATAGGACTTTTGGGAGTACTCCCTTTAACCCATTTACTCCAGGTGAGGGTAGTGGAGGTAGTGGAGGTAGTGGAGGTAGCGGTTTAGCTAGTAATAACCCTTTTGGCCAATCGCAAGTAGAATACAGAAGGAAGACGCCAGGTGATAGATGGAAACAATTTTTTGGTTTCGATATTGGTGCAACTAATCAAGAAGGCATAGATAAAGGACGATCTAACCAACTAGGTAATATTCTTGATATCCAAACACAAATTTTAGGAGACGCAAGAACATTTAAAAATACAGAGTGGGAAGACTTACCAGACCAGTCCGCGTTTAGAGATGAAGATGCCTTTAATAAATTTAAGGCCGAGCTTGAAGTAGATGATACTGATCTTTTTAAACTAACACCGAGCACTGCTGTAACTTTAGGTAAAGCGTTAGGGGATGAAAGTAATGGTAGATATAATGCAAGTTTATTACAAAGCAGTTTAGGCTATGACTATAAACTTTTTGGGGAAGGTAAAAAAATAGATTGGATTGGCTCTCAATATGGTATAAATCAAAACGGGAGATACGCGATTATTAATCCTTTAGTCAGATCAGTCGGTCGAAACAAAGACGGCGGTCAATTTTTTTACTCTGCTGACCTTACTTCAGACGGCACTAATTTAGCTGACATGACCGATTCTGAAATAGCATCAGATCAAGAATTTTTAGGGGGAGTAACAAAAGATTTTGCTGGTCAAGATATTCCTATAAATAAATATTTAGACACCGCTTACAAAGCGCTTTATACAGATTTAGTAAATAAAATGCCTAATGGTGGTCAAATAGGGGCAATGGTGGGTTTAACTGAGCAAGCGTTTGATCAGTATAAAGCTGAGTTTGACAAAATTAGTTCCGAAACTACTGACAGACGAACAAAACTAGACGCACTAAATAAAATAATAACCGCAACTGAACAACAAGAAGCGGGATTTGCTCAAGGTGGTGACGGGCTTACATACACTAAGCCCGGTGATATGGTTAGAGGATCTGAAATTAAACAAGTAAGTACTAGAGCTCAACTTTATCAGGCAATAAGCGACCTTGTAAAAGAAAGCGATGAGGGTAAAGGGTCTCCGCCGGTTGTGGCCGGAGATAGTCCTACAGGGGGTTTCTATGTAGAAGGGACTCGAGTAGGAAGAGAAGGGTTAGATCGTTCTAAGTTAAAGGTGTTTCCTAAAAATTCTATTTTTGGCGCGAGTGAGAGTCAAATTGCTCTACTTAGTATACAAGAACAAGAAAGTCTTAGAGAACAATCAAATTTGTTTTCTAGTAATAATGCAAACATAATAGCAGAGTACACCGAACCTTTAATTGCGCAAAGGATTACCCAAGAAAGAAAGAAAGGCCCAGAGGACGGTATAACCACTGAAGATAGAAGAAAAAACATAGAAACAGTAAAAGAATTTTATAAAGACATTAAAGGCATTGATGCCCACCAAGAACTTGTAAAAAAATTAAGTAGTAACCCTGAGAAGTTACAAGAATATATAAATGACCCTTATGAGTTCGCTCTTAATAATAGCAAAGACAATATATATGGAGTAGCAGTATCTTCAACAGACGACAGCGCAATACGTGCCTCTTTGAGTAAGGAGAGTTTAACGTATTTCCCTAAAATAAAAAAAGCTATAGAGGATGGCGAATCCATAGAAGACATTAGAACGTTAATAAACCAAGCTATTGAAGTAAATGATAAGGACCAAGCTAACCTCGAAGAACTGTTTAATATACCGGCTATGGCTAATGGTAACCTTGGGCAAGCCTCTCCTGTAGCTAGATATGGGGCTATGTTACGAATATATGGAACGATGGACCCAAATAGTAAAATGTATAATACCTTTATGACTTCAGATAATGTTACAAATTTTCTTACTTATGGCACTTTTATCGCACCAGAACAAGTTAGCGCACCACCTGTAGACACATCAGGTATTACCGTCCTTTCAAGTACTTTAGATCGAGCTTTAGGCAACTTAGACTTTACTAAGATTGATGATCCTAAGTTTAGTACGACAGAAAAAAATAATCTTCTTAACGAAGGGGTAGCTAACCTAGGTACTGCTAATGCTATGATACTTTCAATGCTACGAGGAGTAGAAAACGGAACAACAGATGCAAGAATTATACAGAATGAAGGATTTAAAGGCGCTGTCCAGAGATATAAAGAGGGCCAAGCTAAACTAATTCAAATGAAAATTAAACAATTGGCTGATAAATCTTGGTGGAGAGCTGTAATAGAAAAAATTCCATTTGTCTCTAATTACGAGATGACTCCGAAAGCTTTCATGGAAACGATGTCTAGATTACGTGACGACCCCGACGCTAAGAAATTTATAATTTTAGACCCAGCGGGTGGAAGTTCTGTAGCATCCATTTCTTATGAAGATATACAGGATCCAAATTTAATGAAAGCCTTTAAAGAACAAGCCGCGGTTTCTGCAATACTAAACAAAAATAACTTATAGAGGGTAAAGAGTGTGCAGGTACCTCAATATATCTTAAATTCACTTCTTACCGAAGAAGGCAGTAAAGATTATGTTTACACTGATAAGCTAGGGAACCTGACTGCAGGTGTAGGACATAAATTAACCGGTGCTGAATTAAATCAATATCAAGCTGGAGATAGAATTCGCCCTGGAGATCTTACACAATGGTTTGAGGCTGATGCGACAAAAGCTTATGAAGCAGCATTAAGTCAAGCACAAGAGCTTGGTTATGGCACCGATGACGAAAGGTTTATAGAGAGATTAACCCATACTAATTTTCAATTAGGAGAGAACTGGTGGAATAAAGACGTAAACCCTAATGCTTTAGAAAAAACTTGGGCTGCCTTAAAGAGTAGAGACTTTGACTCTGCAGCAAAAGAAGCAATAGACTCTAATTGGTATTTACAAGAGTCAGGTAAAGACATAAACAGAGCAGAACTATTTGCAGATTCTATAAAAGGTCTTGAAGGGCCTACCGTATTACCACCTATTGAACCGAAACCAGACACAAGAATAGCTTCAGCCGGTACAGACTTAACTGGTGTATTCCTTTACCCCGACGCAGCTGCCATGCGGACTTCGACTTTTGTAACACCTCAACCTTTTCCAGAAAGAAAACCCAAACCGGAAGGCTTAATTGATAAATTTACGTATGGGTTTGCAGGAGGGATAGAGCAAACAGGGGCTGATTGGAATAGCATGAAGGCCGCTTTTAATATTGCCCTTGGAAGAGATGAAGCTGCAGTAGCTAATTTAGCGACAGCTGATTTTTATGAAAGGCAGGCAGCAGAGTATTTCCAAGAACTAACTCCTTTTAAAGAGTTTTATGATAACCCTACTTTTGCTGGTGGAATTGAACAGGTGTTTGGTGGGATAGGTAAAATACTACCCCAAGCTCTAGAAACTATTACCAGTGCAATAGCAGGTGGTGGAGTAGGCTTTATATTAAAAGAAAGTTTAAAACGTGGTGGTAAAGCGGCAACTAAGCAGCTGTTAAAAGATGCCATAAAGAAATACAGAATGGCCGGAGGAGGCGCTGCGGGCTTAAGAGCTTTATCTCCTGAAGAAAGAGTAATTTTGGAGGAGGCTTGGACGTTAGGTAACCGTTTGGTAAAAGGTGGGTCTATAACTGGTGCTTTTTTGCAAGAGTATAAAGTAGGGACATCACAATCTTTACAAGAATATAGAGAAGCAGGAAGAGAGTTGGGTAAACCCGAAGCGTTTGCGGCTCTTGGTTTAGGTTTACCACAAGCTATTATTGGAACTGCGGCAGAAGTGTTTTTTGCTAAGGCTTTGTATAGCATGGCTTTGCGTAAAACAAAACTAGGTAAAATAGTTGAACAAGGAGAAAAAAATCCTGATTCTCTTAAAGGACAAAATAAACGTCTTTTCACTTTGTACAAACAATTCCAAGAAAAGGGGCAAAAGGGTCTGTCTAATCAATCTCTTGGCGTATTAAGATCAGCACAAAAAGATACAAATTATTTCTCTAATTTTGCTAGAGACATGGCTACTCTAGTTGGTATTAGTACGGTATCAGAAGGTACGGCAGAAACTCTACAAGAGGGGTTAGCAGTTGCACAAAGATTTGCCATTGATGAAGATTATGATGCGGCGGATGCAAAACTAAGAATAGCAGAGGCTGCTTTCTTAGGGGCTTTCGCAGGTGGTGGAGCTCGAGCAGTTCCAGGTGCTGCAGTAACAAGTATTTTTAATCAAGCTAGAAATGCTCTTGATGATAGTTTTGATTATCGTGCTAGAAGCGAAGAACAAGAGTCACGTTTAGGGGGTTTATTTGATTTTAAACCTGAATCAGACGAATCACTTAACGCACAATTAGATACTGTTTTAGATACAGATAATAAAAAAGATTCATTATGGG